TTATAACCCTTCTGCCTATCTGTAACTCTTCTCATTGCAACATACATTCTGTCTTCCTTATCAGTAGACTTCTTCTCTTGATCACTTACAGGTCTTCTTTGAGTCTTAGTAGAACCAGATTCTAATGGATGCTTCTTGCCAGGATTACGACGATGCCAACCAGACTCCATCAAATCCAAAATTTGATCCTCTGGCAGATTACCCAAAGAACTTTCTATAAATTGTAAAAGATCATCATCTATTTCATCTAATATATAAACTTCAGACTTTCCCAGGCGGTCTGCCTCCTTAAGTGATTCAATCTCTTCTGCAGTAAACTTACCACTCTCTTCTAATGCACTCCAACGCTTGATATCTGCTTTAAGTTCTGCATCTTTAACATCAGAAACAGTATCGAGATATTCTTTTGCCTCTTTAGATTCATTCTGCCAATCATAAGAGTCCTGAACATGAGCATGTTTTACACTCTTTTTACCTTCTTTCTCAGTAGTAGATCCTTTAGCATGTTTCCAAGGATGACCTGATTTCTGAGCATCTCTTGCCATCTTGTCACGCTCCCACTTAGCATAATCTCTTTCTTTCTTAGCAGCTTTCGTCTTACCTTCTTCACTATCTTTTGTTGCCTCATCAGTTCCTTTCTTGGATCTGTACATATCAATAACTGCTGCTACCTGATCAGGAGTATCTTTTTGCTTTTCAAGAATAGTCTCTTCATTTGTTGGTGATGCATCTCCTTTTGCTTTATCCTCACCTTTTTTAGCAGCTTTCTTAAGACCTTTCTTAAGACCTTTTACATATCCAACTGCTTTAGCAGGAAGTTTAATTGCAGTATCAGCAATTTCACCAGCAGCACCTAAAGTCTTATCAATGGCACTTCCAACAGACTCATCAACTTCTACTTCTTCCTTAACCTTTTTCTTCTTACTACCATCCTTATCAGGGAACTTACCATCTACCTCACCTTTCTCATAACCTTTTCCATCACCATCGTCATCCCACCATCTCTTTGCCTTCTTACCTTTCTTATTAGGAGAACCTGCTAAATCATCATCTTCTTTATCCTTCTCTTCCTCTGCTTCTGGAGATTCATCCTTTCCCTCCTTCACATGATCTGCTGCTTTATATGCTGTGCTACCTGCCTTATACTTCTGCCATGCAGGAGTATTTGCTGTCTTATCTGCATTAGTTACAGTAAGACGAGTGTCTTTCTTTTCCTCCTTTTTCTTACCGCCATAGACGGCTTCCATATAAATTTTACTTAAATCTTTTAACTGTTTGGCAGTACCTTTAGCAGAATCCATTGCAAACCATTAGTTCTTCTCAATATATTTATACATTCTCAGACATCCAGTTACTAATAGCAGTATCATACTCTGCAGTATGTTTGAATGCTTCTAACATAAATTGCCTTCTTAAAGTCTCAGGTTTAATTGATATATTACCTTTGATTGAATCTAAGTAAATACCATACTGATTAGGATTAGTCATCACAGCAACATCCTTATAATTCTTTGCTGCCGACCTTACCATACTTGGACCACCAATATCAATATTCTCAATTGCATCTGCAAGAGTTACATCTGGTTTAGCAACTGTTTCTTTAAATGGATATAAATTAACTGCAACAATATCAATATGTCCAATATCATTTGCACCTCTATCTAAATCATGTGCAGGATTACCACGCTGTGCAAGAATACCACCATGAATCTTTGGATGTAAGGTCTTTACTCTTCCATTAAGAATCTCTGGTGAACCAGTATATTCAGATACCTTCATTACAGGTATACCTTCATCACTGATGACCTTATGTGTTCCACCACTTGAAATAAGATCATATCCAGCACTAACTAATCCTCTTGCAAAATCTACAATACCACTTTTGTTTGAAACACTTAATAATGCGTAAGTCATAGGTCTCCTTCTACACGGTTTTCTGAATGATGCACATCAAATTCTCCACCAGGATATCTTGATTCCAACTTCTCTACATTCATTTCAATTATTTCATCAAAGGAAGTATCAAGAGCCATACATGCCTGTGCAATGTACCAACAGATGTCACCCAACTCTCTCTTCATATGGAAGACATTATCTTCATTATATGGTTTACCCTGTAGTATAATCTTCTTGACTACCTCAGTGAACTCACCAGACTCAGCAGTCAAACCAAGTGCAGCAGTTAATAACTGAGGAACATTACAATTATTCTCCATCTCTAAATTAGTCATCCTTTGCATAAGAGCAGCAAAGTGAAGACTTGGTTCACTTGTTACCCCCTCAACAAACTCAAGGTACTTGTCGGTATCAACTTGTTTAGTCATTTATAAGAAAATAAAAAATCATTTACAAGACTATCTGCCTTATCTTTTCCAAACTTACCAGCAAGAAATCCTCCTACTGGATCGAGTTTAGTCATATAAGCATCAAAGTCATTATAAACACTGGTATCAGTACCAGTCGGTTTCTCTAATTCTAACATATCTATAAATTTAGTCAAGTATTTTTCAAACATAGGAAGATGTGCATCAATCTCATATTCATTTGCATATTTTATATAAATGTTCTTTGAAAAATGATTACCTGGTTCAAAGAATCTATAATCCCCTCTACCTATAGGCAATCCTTCAACTTCAAACAAATAATTCTCTACAGGATGTTGGAAGTCAAATACTATAATAATTTTCTTAGGAGAGAACTTCATCAAGTCCATACCAAAACAAGGAAGGTTACTACCTGTCTTTGGATATGCTATACAATTAAAGATGTCAACATTCTTACCATCAGAGATATCAACCTGCCTCGACTTAAGTAAATGTGGATGAGAATGATCTATAGCATTCAACACAGTTCCCTTACCTTGCCATGATGCCCATAGGTTCTCAATCTTACAGGGTAACATTGACCTGTAAGTACTAATGTAGTTTTGCCAAATTGTCATTAGAATTGAAATCCCTCAAAGTTTTTCTTAAAAGTTTTTTCTTCAGGAGTATATTCTTCTTCTTGTCCACTGTCAACAATATCTTCTTGTGCTTTTTGTTCACAATCATATAACCTCATCTTTGCTCTATCAATACCAACAATAAATCTCTTATTAACTGTTGGATCGTTATACCTATTCTTCAACTGCTTGACCATAATCTGATTTAATGGTTCCAAGTCTTCTGTAGAAATAAGGGCAAACATAAGGTCAGCAGTAGCAGGGAGTCCAAAAGACTCAGAGGTGTCAGTAAGGTCCACATCGCTACTGCCGTACCCGCTACGAGTAGTTTGAGTGGCAGATACAATCGGAAGGTTCGTCTCAACTGCGAGACCCCGTAATTCTTCTGCGATTGCTTTGATGTAAGAATAGGAATTGACATTACTTCCTGCTTTGTATCTTGATGAGGCACATATATTAAGGTAATCTATGAATATTATATCAGGTTTAAATGATTTCTTCAATGCAAGTTCCTGAAGTAATGATTTAAAATGTCCTGAATGAGCAGATGCAGTAGGATACTCTTTAATGATAAGAGTTCCTTGTGTTTTCTTAGCAAGGTCTTGAACCTTGCTATCAAACATAACTTTAGGCAAATCTGTTATGTCTTGTATATTGACATTAAGTAAATTAGCATCGATCCTCTCCGCAATCTTTTCCTCTGCCATTTCGAGAGTGATGTAGAGGACATTCTTTCCCTGGAGGAGGACACTGCTAGCCACATGACACATGAATAAAGACTTTCCAACCCCTGTGCCAGCAAGAGCAATGTTGAGAGTTTTATTCGGGAGACCCCCTTTTGTAATCTTATCGAAGTACTCAAGGTCGAACGGGATTTTGTTCTCTTTCTTATGGTACGACTCATATCTTTCTTCATAGTCAGTTAAGTAATCATGCCCTACATTAGAATCGAAAGACACAGCCAAAGCATCGCTGAGAATATCAGGAATAGCATCCCTTCCTTTAGTGTCATCCTTTCCATCTGCTAACTGTATTGACTCCATCAGTGCCAAATATATAGCACGATCTCGACACCACTTCTCAGTAGTATCTACTAACCAATTAAATTCTGACGGAGTGTTATCCAGAGAACCAATTAACTTGGTTATTTCTTGAAAGGAAGAATCATTTATATCTTGACGTTTTTCAGTCTCGATACAAAGAACTTCTTGCGTAAGAGTTTGATTATACTTCTCAACGAAGTTTACAATCTCTTCAAATACAACCTTTTGATTATAGTCCTCAAAGTATTCCGATTTAAGAAAAGGAATTACTTTACGAACATACTCCTCATTATATAAAAGGTTTCTAAGAATTAGAAACTCAACCTTCTCCATAACTAAATTCCTTTTGTGCTATCTCATCAAGGGCTTGCATTACATCAGGAGTAAAATACTCTTCAGGATTAGCAAGAATTTGTTTGGCATATATCTTCTTACCATTCATCTCATATCTACCTGCTACATTCTTCCATAGTCCTCCAATCTCACCAAGTTCTAAAAGACCATAGTACTTATCAAGACCACGCTCATCATAATAGAGTCTTATCTCAACAGTTTTATTCTCCTTACTTAAACGTGACTTGTGAGTCTTCGCTTTGATAATGTTTCCGATGATGTCTTTTCCATCTTTTTCTTTTTTCTTTGTGAGATATATGATTGTACTCGCTGCATATTTGAGTCCACTACCTCCCCCCATTTCCTTCGTTGGTACGTAAGCTCCGATGACATCGTACGTATGATTTGTGACAATGAGAGGGACATTCGCTTGACCAAGTTTTAAGGTTAACATTCTAAATGCTCCCTTAACCAATTGAGATTTAGTCATATCACGTACTTGCTTATCATCAAGTGCGTCCCTAATCTCTTTCTCGGTGGAGAGCATTCCCAAGGAGTCTAACACAAACATACAAGGCTTGCGATCCTCTATGGGCATTTGTAAATATTTATCAACTGCCCTCAATGCCTTGGACCTAAACTCCTCAATGGTTACTACATTGATAACAACTAATCTATTAAGATCTATACCACGAGACTCAAGTAATCCTTTATTAACAGCAGATTCAGTATCGAAATAAAGACAGTAACCGTCAGGATTATTGTCCAGAAAGTTCTTGACAACTGCGAGGGAGAAGAAAGTTTTTCCAGTACTGCTTTCACCAGCGATGGCAGTAATGCGATTGCCAGATACGCCACCATAAATGGAACCCGACACCAATCCATTAAAGATGTATGAACCTGTGTCGATGTATCTTTCTGTGTCGTCAATGTCTGACGAGATTTGGGCGTATTCGTCTCCAATTTCTTTAACAATCTCTTTCAAGAAATCCATTAAGTAGTCCTCTGTTCAAGTTTAAGTGCTCTATCCTCCTTCACTCCTTTTAGAAGATGATATAATCTTGCATCACCACCAAGAGAAAGAGCACTAATAATTGTTGCTAAATCCTTGTCGTTGATAGGTAATTCCATTAGGTGAAAAAGAGTTCTAGGTTTACAGTTTTCTCAACGTTCCACCCAATAGCATCAAGAATGATTTTGAGTGGTTCCAAGAAGGCTTTGTCAAATTGTAGGTCATAGTCTATGTACTTGTCAAGACCAATTTCACATGGAAAATCCTGAATAAACGAAATAATATTCTCATGAATAATATTTGGTTTTTTCAGGTAACAGAATTTGACTTTTTCGCCATTTTGAATGAGAGAGTACTTATTATCCAACTTATGTTTTTTAACATAGTGATTGTACAATAATGCACCCCGTATATGTATAGGAGTTCCCTTAGCATATATTGTGGAAGATGCTTTATACTTTTCTACATTAGTTGCAGAACGTGGGAAGGCGATATCTTCTGGAGGAAGTTTCTTAAATTCCTTACGGGACTTATCAATAAAATCAATAACCTCATCCTCTGTTCCATTCATCATAAGTTTTAGAGCATTCTTAATCATCTCTCTACACGGGGCTGGTGTAGAAGATTTAACTGCTTCAATACCCATCATCTTCAACTTGGGTTCTTCATATCTCACACCCTCACTATCCCATACATTAAGGATGTATCGCTTCTTAGCAGTCCATATACCCCTCTCTGCGATGTTCTCTCGCTTCATCTGCATCTTTTGGTCATAGGCACTTACGTAATCGGCCAACGCTTGGTAAGAACTCTCAATAAAAGGCTCAAATTCATTTTCACACACCTTGTTAAGGAACGAAACAATGCCTTCATTAGTTTTCTCTCTGCCCTCGTATACAGCCTCAACCAAAGGACCCAAGTTAAGATAAATGGAATCAGTATCTGAAGCAATAACATAATCAACATCCTCAGTTTTTAAGATCTTATTGACCTTCTGGTTCATCTTATTTTCTATCCAACGTATGGATACTTGGCCAGACAGAGTAATGGCTTCTGCATTAGCAAGTTTGTAATACCGAAAGTACTGATTGCCGATAGCACCATAAGCACTATTAAGGGCAATCTTCTTTGCCATCTGGATATTGTTGCACCTTGCAATCTCTTTTGTAAGGGCATTGGATGGATTCTTTTCATACTCTTGTTTTGCTTGAAGCATCTTCTTCTTAAACACCACTCTATCACCATACATCTTATCCATCAACTCTGGAAGGAATCCACGCACATCTTTCCTATACTGTGCTCCATTGGCACATGTTGCATACTCAGGATTAAAGTCTGTTACCTCTTGATTTAAGATCCTTTCAACGCTCGAGCTGGGATGCTTAGTTTCCCTGATGGTCTCTGGGGAAATATTGTACTGCATAATAAGGTGAGGGTACAGACTGTTAAGGTCAAAACTAACAACCCAATCATACTTTCCTGGTTTCGGTTCCTTGACATAAGCACCTGCGTATTTTTCGTTTTTTGCTGACCTATTCTTAGGGGGAATTACTATATTCCTCTTCTTTAGATAATTATAAATTATCGTGTCCCACATCCGCACCTGATAAAACACATCACTATAATTAACCTTGGCTTCATATGCCATAGTCAATGCAAGTTCAATCAACTTCATCTTGCCTTCAAGACGGTCAACAAGTTCAACGTCAATTATATTATATTCAATAAACTTCTGCCAACCATTTGTGTAGAAGTCCTTAAAAGTCTCAAACTCACTATGGTCTAACTTCTGCTGACCCAACTCTACCTTTGCAATATAATCCAAACGATACGATTCCTGTGCTTTATAAGTAAACTTCTTATAAAGATCCATATAATCTAATTGTGTAACACCACCTACATCAAATACAATTTGAGTACGTCCCATTACATGTATCTCACCCTCACTCACAAGTCCCCAAGGAGAGAACCTCTTCATCAACTTCTCACCAAGAACTCTCTGAAGACGTTTGCAAATATAAGGTATATCAAACATCTGTATGTTCCATCCTGTAATCACATCAGGAACATCTTGCATCCAATAGTTTATGAAAGACGTAAGTAATTCATATTCATTAGGACAATAATTATAAGTTACA